TTGTTTAATTCAAGGGAAGTCTCTCCGTGAACAACCTTAGCATCAACACCTTTTTCCAATGCCCTTCCACCAATTCCAAGGCTAGCAAATGCGAACATAATTCCAGCGCCTGTTAAAACTGATGGTTCTATAGATCCTACAGGAATAGCGAAAAAACCTAAAAGTAATAAAACTATTGCTGTTATTAAACAAACCCAGTAACTAATTTTATACCATTCTGGAACATACTGCCATATTTCTTTTAATTTATTCATTTGACCATATGTGTATTAGTTTTAAATTGGTGCATCACCGTCTGTACAGTGAACTACTGTTGCTGGGACATTTTGGCGCCAATTAGATCCTTTAGTTATAGTATTATATTGAGCAATGGTTCCTGTATATGAAATAGAGGTCAAACCTCTGCAATTATAGAAAGCAGAATTTCTAATGCTTGTGACACTATTAGGAATTGTCACTTGAGTAAAATTATTACCAAGTGCTGCAAATGCTTCCTGTCCAATGTATGTGACGCCATTACCAATTATTATAGATGATATACCATAACAATTATAAAAAGCTTTTTCATCAATTCCAGTTACACTATTAGGAAGTATCACAGAGATAAACGTTCTAATATACTAGAAAGCATAAATTCCAATGCTTGTGACATCTGTTGCAAATTTAATTACACCTTTACCATCACTATATGTATTAGAAACAATTTCTGGTAATGAACTTGTTCGATAAGGTGTCACAATATTTCCATCTGAACTTGTATACCAAATTTCATCATTAGCTGGGCCAGGTTGCACCCATGGTTCTGGCAATATCACATTTTTATTATTAAATCTCATAACTTATTATATTTCAATATTTTATAAACTTGCATCAGCAATGCTTGGGTCTGGTGCAAAACATTTTACCCATATCTGGCTGTATTCTGGTTGCTTCATCATTTCAACTGAATCATAATATATTTGATTAACTGGAATATCTTCCACTTCAATATAGTATAATGGTTCAGGTATAATTATAATGTTATATTCATTTTCTATAACTTCAATGTGTTCTAATAATTTTATTTCTTCTAATGTCATAATATTTAATGTTTAATTTTATTCATTGTTGATTTTTAATTATAGTGAGGTGTGTACAGTCCATCCTGATGGTATTCCACTTGTACCAGACGAGTAATTAGCACCTCCTAAATTATAGAAGTCTCCAGTTGCTGCAACTTTGTCTACCCACGACTCTGTTGAATTAGATCCAATAGTTTGTGCATAAGTAATAATCTTATTAAGAGCATTACACCCATTAAACATACTTCTATAACATCCAGTATAATTAACATTTGTTGCAACTAATACTGGTGCTTTACTTAAATTAGCACAATCTCTAAATATATTGTCATAACAATAATTAGTAAGAGTTGTAGCAGGCAATGATATATTTGCTTCTACTAAACTAGTACATTGTCTAAATAAATTTCTAAAACAATAATTACTTGGTATAATTAATGTTTCTCCAACTTTATCTATTAATGTCATAATATTTCCACTAGCAGAAATAGATCCTGTCATAATAAATTTACTTATGTTTGTCTCAGTCTATCCAATTCCGTTGGGGTTGCTTCCACGCATATAAATTTTGTCTCCAACATTTTGTAATGTTAAAGCTGAATAGTTCCACGTTGTCCAATTATTTTTATCTCTAGAATATTCTATATTTGGACTAATATTTGTATTAGAAAGAGCAATAGTAGATCCAGATGTATTAGCTTCAAAACATAAATAATCTATTGGAAGTGGTGCTTCGCCTTTCTTCAATATATCGTCACTCATATAATCTATCTTAATAATCTCTGCATCATTTCTCATAAGTGTAGTTAAATGAGCTGAGTTTCTATATATAGTACTTGCCCATAAAGTGGAAATAGTTGGGGCTGCTTTAGCTGTGTAGTCTTTTGGTCTAATGCTTCCATTTTCAGCACCCATAGTTCCAGTAGCTGGTACAAAAACATCATTTATGGTATCATACATTCCTACAGTCTCATTTTGAATATACGGAATATAGTGAGCAACAGCATTTTGTCCATTATTATCTGAATAAAATACTATATCATATAAATAACCATAATTCGGTCTTCCTATTGTTCCGTTGTTCTGCCCACCAAATGTTATAATATTTGTTGTTGATGACGGTCTTATGTAACTTCCAGTATACAGATATTGTTCATTATCATAATCATAAATTCTCATTGGTGCACCATCAAATCTCATATGTCTTATTGTATCATAAATTCCTGACATACTTCCATTATATCTTCCACTACCACAATCATAATAAAAAGATGATCCTGTTGCACCAGTCTGAAATACACGCCAATCAGCATTATCAGATGTACCAGAACCAATTAAAAATGAATCTCCACTAGTAGCACCCATCATTTTAAATGTTGCTTCTATACTAGTCACCTGTGATGTGTTTTCATTAAATTTAATAATACCAGTATGTTGAGCATCTCTATAAACAGCCACAACTTGTTCAATATATTCTCCCAAATCATCCCATTCATCACCATCCCATTCATATTCGTGGTCATTCACTATAACTAGTTTTCCTATATAGTAGGTATCAAAACTGTCTCCATAAATTCCGTATTCTTCATAATTATCTAAATTATTCAACATATACCACTTGTTAGACGTGGTATCAAAAACTGATTTGAAATCACGTCTAGCATAAGTAGCAATATTATTTGTAATATCATATGTGTTATCTGAATATATCATTGTTTTGTGTATTTAGTTTTAATTAAATTGGTGTATCTCCGTCTGTACAGTGTACCACTGTTGCTGGGACTTTATAACGCCAATTAGATCCTTTAGTAATGGCATTATATTGAGCAATAGTTCCTGTATATGATATAGAGGTCAAACTACTGCAACCTTGGAAAGCATCATTTCCAATGCTTGTGACGCTATTACCAATCGTCACAGAGGTCAAACCGGTGCAATAATAGAAAGTTCCACCTCCAATGTTTGTAACACTATTAGGAATAGTTATAGAAGTCAAACCGGTGCAAATGGAGAAAGCATTCCCTCCAATGCTGGTGACGCTATTGGGAATCGTCACAGAGGCAAAATTACGGCAATTGTAGAAAGCCTAATATCCAATACTGGTGACATTTGTTTTAAATTTAATTACACCTTTTCCATCACTATAAGTATTAGTATCAATTTCTGGTAATGAGCTTGTATAATATGGATTTACAATTTGACTATTAGAACTAGTATACCAAATTTCATCGTTAGCTGGGCCAGGTTGCACCCACGGTTCTGGTAATATCACATTTTTATTATTAAAAACTATTACTTGTCTCATAAATAATTTTCTTAATTTTAATATTTATTAAGGATTTGCTGGTCCAAAGTTTCCAGTTGTTACTGTTCTTGTAATAGAATTACCAGTTATTAAATAATGAATATTTTCCCAAGTTACACCATCTTCTGTTGTCATCAACCAAAGTTCTACATTACCTTCATAAATTCTTGAAGAGCTTGGTAAATAGTAAGAATCAGAATAAACAGTTTCTTCTTCCGGTTCTCCCTCGTGAATTATATGAGCATCAGTAATTTTAATTTGTACACCTTGTACAATATTTTCACTTATAGTTTTTGCATAAAAAGCTGCAATATCACTTGAGTATGTTCCAGCGATTGCATCTGCATCTGAAATAACATAATCACTAGCAACTTCTAATGCTTGCCATACTGGAGCACCATTTCCACTAGAAACTAAGTAATAACCTTGTGTACCAGCAGTTGTAGGTGCATATAATGTTGGTAGTGCAGAAGATGAAGTTGAATATATAGTTCTACTAGATCCATTTATATTTTGGCTAGCTTGATATGCTTGTGCTGCAGATCCAGTAATTTGTCCGTTTGCATTCCAATTAGGGAATTTATATGAGCCAGAACTTGCAGTAGTAGTGTTTTTAGGGTTGAAAGCTGCATCAGCTTGTGTTTTGGTATAATAATCATTCATATCAACTACAACAGCGTCTGTGATAGAATAAATTTTACCATTATTCTTTTCTTCTGTTGAAAGTGCATCATATTCGGCTTGTGTAAGTTCAACTATCTCTGCTTTGTCCTCTAAAAGTGCATCAACCTGTGTCTTAGTATAATAATCACTCATATCTACAGCAGTGCTTCCTACTTGTTCCCAAGCATTATTAGCATATAAATATTCATCATAAGCATTTTGTGTCTGTGGGTCTGCACTTGGTACAAAATATAAAGTGTGTGCTTCACCAGTAGCTGGAAGTTCTTGTACTACTAAAACATTGAATCCTGCATCAGCAAGTTCAGAAACTATCTTTGATGAAGACCAGGTTGTCTCGGTAGAAATAACAGAATCATCTATCTGTGCACCACCGCCACCGCCTTCTTGAATTATTTTAAGTATTTCTAAGTCTATCTCATACACACTGTCATAGCATTTAGTGGTATCTCCACCCATAGCACCTAAAGTTGCTAATCTTATGCTATAGTCTGAATCGTAAATTTTACTCATTGTATTATTCGAATAATTTTTTATCTTTGTTCAAATGAAAAATATAATTTTTAATATATTAGATTGGAGTATCTCCATCTGTACAGTGAACTACTGTTGCTGGGACGTTATAGTGCCATAAATTTCCTTTAATTATAGCATTCCATTGAGATATAGTCCCAACATACGAAATTGATGTTAAATTTCTACAATTAGAAAACGCACCTCCATAAATCTCAGTAACACCATTACCAATTGTTAAAGATGTTAAATTATTGCAGGATACGAAAGAGCTTCCACCAATAAATGTAACGCTATTTGGAATTGTCATTGTTGAAAAAGCACAACCTTCTAAAGCTCTTGCACCAATGTATGTAATATTATCTAGATTTATATCTTTTAAACTACTACAAAGACAAAATGCATAATCTCCAAGAACAGTTATGTTACTAGGTATTGTGATAGTTTGTAATGTTGATTTCCCATAGAATGTACTAGTATTTTTATTATAACTATCATTACCAATCTAAGTGATATTACTAGAGAATTTAATAACACCCTTACCATCACTATATGTATTTGAAATTATATTAGGCCATCCATAAGCGGAAGGTGTAACAATATTTCCATCACTTGACGTATACCAAATCTCATCACTTGGTACAGAACCACCACCTTGAACATTCACTGTTATAATTTTTCCAAGTAAATTATACGTGCCATTTTCAGTTATGGTTAAGTTATCAGTATTATCCCATATTTGAATAGCACCTTTTAATTCATTATAAATAGTTGCTAAAGTTGGTTTGCTTTCTTGCCCACCTAATTTCTAATAAGCATCATATGCTAAATTATAAATAGCATCATTAGCTTCTGTTACGTTTCCAATAATTGATAAAATTTCATTACAATACTCTAAATTTGTCATAATTTAATAAGTTTAATTTTTATAATTTTTATCAATTAGTTTTCATTTTAGTTCGCCTTCAAGTCTGAATAATACATCCTTAAGCAATAGTGCTAATTCTTCATTTTCTTCTTCATATTGACGAATTGCTTCTTTTAGACGTTCTATTAAATCTTCATCAGCATCTTCGTATTCATCTATTAAACAATCACCAAATGGTTTTTCTATTTCTACATAAAAAGAAACATAACCGCCAGCTAATTCATCAGCAAATTGTTGTGTGAAAAAGTTAATAGTCCAACCTTCAGTAATATCACCTAATTCTGCACAATAGTTTATTATATTATTCAAAACTAATTCAGCAGTAGTTCTGATTTCATATTCATTAGAATGGTCGTGTGTCAATCTGTCTGCATAATACAAATAAACTTGCATTTGTTGCATATTAGAATTAACTATTAATTGTGGTATATCTATATTTAATGCACCATATTTCTTATCTGGATCACCATTCCAATTTTCATACACACTGCCAATAGTAACTGAATTAACAAATTTTTGTTTCTTAGCAAAACTCTCTATCTTATGTAATAATTGTTGTAAATTCATATTATAAAGTAAGATTCATTTTATATGCTTTTTTATTAGCTTTTAATTTGCCACATTCACAACCAGGATATTGTTTAAATTTATTGCAATTTGCTTCAAGAAAATCACTAAGTCTATTCATATAAAAAGCAGCTTTCATATTATAATCTTCACGTATATATTGAAGCTCATTCAAACTTGGAATCATTATATTTGCATCTGTAGTTTGAACAATACCTAAGTTTCTAAATTTATATGTCAATTGAAGCACTAAATCACTCATCACTGCATTCAATAAAACTGGTTGAATATATGTTTTGATGAGTTCTGTCTCTAATTCTGTCAAATTATCTTCTGAAACTCCTTCACAAAGTCTCTCAAATAACTTTTGGCCAATTATTGGTTGTAATGAAATATCTTGTGCAGTTCTGATGGCATTTTGAATGTATTTACCATCGACATTATTAGAAACTAAACTGTTTTCTTTGATAGTTTTCTCACTAATTAGTAATATATTATTCATTGTTGTCATCAGGATTAATTTTTGTAGTATCTTCAACGTTCTCATCATTGTCTTCTGCTGTTAACTCAAAAGGAATGAATCTAAGCACGTTTTCGTGACCCCAGATGAGCTCAAATACTCTGGTAAATAAATTCTATATCGGAGTAATTTGAAGTCTTGAATAGAGGTCAAATGCTTCTTGATATTCTTGTTTACTGAATACATTTCCGGTAATAGCATAACCAAATAATTGTGATGGAGCAGAAAAACCTGTGAAAATAGAAGTTATTGTTTGGTTTTTTAATGCTTCATATTTCTTATCAAAATTATCTTCAGGAATACGTGCTACTGTTACTGCATTTTGTGTTGAATCATTGAAGGCTAATAAGAATTTTCCTGCATTGTTATCACCAGTAAATTTATCAGCAATATCTTTTTCAATTTGCTTTTTAATATCATCAGATGGAATGCCATTATTGAATGATATAATAAAGTTTCCATTGAAGTTATTTCTAATTGCATTTAAGTGGAAATTATCAATTCTAATACTGGTTTCAATCGCTTGAATTGAGCCTGAATAACGTGGTAATGGATAAACTGTTCTTTTGCTTCCGGTGTAGAAGAAAACAGCAGATTCATTTCTATATTCTTCACCGCGTTTCCAAACTTTAAACGGAATAAATGTTGGACTTGATTTAGTAGCGAACTCTTTAGAATAATAAACTTTAGTATGTTCTTCATCTGTACGGCATTTTCTCATATCAAGCCAATTTAATGAGTGAATTTGACCCATTTTGTTGTACATTATTTGAATTGCAAAACCACCATAAAGCATATAATCCAACCCAAGATTTTTGATTAAATCTTCCCAACTTTCATCTTCATTTGGTTTATAATTAGATTCAATACTATTACCAACCACGAAATTTATCGTTGTATTTATAATAGACTGCATTAAAGCTGATCTTTCATACAAACTATAGTAATAATATGGGAGTTTGTTATCTTTTCCCCAATAATACCAATCTTTACCGGAATAAGAGCGTTCTATCAACTGAGGTATTTCTACATTTTCCATAGAAAATGATAAAAATTGTGTAGTTTTTTGATTTTTTTCGTCTTTTTTCATAATATTTTGACTATTTTTGTTCAAATGAAAAATATATTTCCATCAAGATATTTATTCGCATAAAAAAAGACTGAGAAAAATTCCCAGTCTTCCATTTCTTTAGCTATTAAATATTAAACTAATTCTATAGCTTCTAATGCTGTGATAGTAGTTGCATCGGTGATTTCGTGTGGTAACTCAGCATCATCTACAGAGATTGTTACCGAGTATTGGTTTGCATCAGATGCAGCTGTTCCAGTCTCACCAGTTCCAGCGGAACCCTCAAGTGGATTTTCTACACCAATTGCCCAATATTTACCATTACGGTCTTTAACTACACCAGTGCATTGTCCCATAAGCATTGCCATTACTTCAAGACGTTTTGCATTTTCCATTTTCAAGAAGTTCATTGCAACTTCAGTTGTAAAATAAGAACCTGCATTATCATTTACTGTTAAAGTAGAAGTCATTGAAGCTGCACCTTTGCGTAAATTATAAACCTTGAATGCTGTAGTAGCATCAGGAGTTGCAAGGTGGTTTGAATCAATAGTCCAACTTACTTCTGAAAAATCAGCTAACCAAACTTTAGCAACACCACCTACAGAATCTTTGCACCCAGCATTTAAACCTGATAAAGTATAACTTGTACAATTCATAATATAAATTCTTTTTAATTTTTGTAAGTTTTAATTGTGAGGGCTGGCCGTATTACCAACCCTCATTGTTTGTTGTTAAAATTTTGATTACTTCTCAGAAACAACGATTTGATCAGGGAATGCAACTTGTGCGCCAGCGTTGAACTTGATAGCCAAACGGAACTCTTGATTGTCTTTAGAATACCAAAGGTCAAATGTTTCAGCATCATCAGCCATATCAACACCATAGAATAAATTCTCTGGATCAGCAGCTAACATCTAACCTTTACCATTCAAACCTGCTACACCGTGTAACTTAGTATTAGTTCCAGGAAGGATGATAGTTTTTGCAGAATCAACTTCAGGATTGTAATGATACAAGTTCTTAGCAGTGATTTCAAGAACGATTGAACGGAATGCATCTTCACCTACGAAAATTTCAGCTTTGTCAAGAATTTCAGCTGGGATAGCTTTGTAAACGTTGATTGCTGTTTCATAATCAGAAGCACCTTTAGAAGCATCAATAACAGAAGCTTCAGCATTTGCGATAGTTAAAAGTCCATCGAAACCATTAGAAGCATCAGTTGCATTCCAAATAAGGTTTTCTAATTGGTTGTTAACTTTCTTAATGATGTTGTCAGTGATTTTTTCCTCGAAAGGAAGAACTTCACCACCAGCTTTAACGATGATTTGGTCGTTCATCCATTTCTTTCTTAAATCTTCCTCACAAAGAGACATATTAACTTTGTAAGGAGCAACTGTCATAACACGTTGTGTAAAAGAAACGTTGCCAGAAGCATCGAAACCACAAGTACGTGTTTGAAGTACTGGGTCAGTTGCTAAAATGTTTAAAGCTTCTTTATACTTTACACCAGTCATTAAATTTACATATTTTCTGGTTTCAAAGTCGAGAACTGCTTTTTGCAATAATTCACCTTTACGTTGTTCTACGTAATCAGGAAGTGTATTTACTACGAATGCCATAATTTTATATATATAAATTTTTATAATTTTTATTAGAATCTCGGCTTGAACCAAGACTTGTTTTCACTTTTTTGTGATTTTAATTGTTCCTCAGCAGGTTCTGCATCAGATTTTTCTAATTCAGCTTTCAATTTGCCGATTTCTTCGTCTTTTTCAGCTATAATATTGTTAAGTTCTTCAATTTGTGCTTGAAGCTTAGCAATTTCAGCATCTTTTTCATCTTCAGCTGGAGCTTCTTCATCTGCTGGTTGTTCAGGTTCTTGTTCCTCTTGTTCTTCTTCAACTGGTTCTTCAGGTTGTTCCTCTGCTGGAGTTTCCTCTGCTTCTTTTTCACGTACTTCAGCAATTTTGCCATCAGCAATTACTAAAATGTTTTCAGAAGCAACGTATTCACCATCTTCTGGAGCAACGAGTTCACCATTTTCGTCTTCAACAAAAACCTCTTTACCAACTTCTGCTTCGCCTTCAATAATAAGCTTAGCTTTATCGGTTTCGATTTCAGCCAAATTAAGCACCATTTTTGCTAATTTGTAAAGTTTTGAATTCATTATAATGGATTTTTATTTTTGTTCAAATGAAAAATATATAACTTATTACTTTTCTAATAATTCGTCTATCAATTCATCAACAGATTGTTCTTTTTCTGATTCAAATTTCTCAACTAAATGTCCGGCAACTTCAACAGAAAAACCATTCAAATCATTACCGTTTTTGATTTGTTCCCATAAATCTTTATCTTCAATTTTGAATGAAACCACCCAAGATCCATCTGTTAAATTGCCATATTCTTTAGGTGCAATTCCACGTTCTTTATCAATAAAGTATGATTCAACTAAGATTGCATTTTCGGTAAACAAACTATGGTCGTGTTGAAGATTGACAATGTTAAATAAACCATTTTTGCTGTATCTTTCAACCAACTTTGCAATAGTTTCTTTATTGAAGATAACATAAAATTCTTCACCTTTAGCATTACGTCTATAAATAGGCATTTCTGCTATTAATGCAGGCCCGGAAATGATTTGCTTTTCGTCATCTTTAGCAAAACAAATATGTTCATCACTAAATAACAAAAAGTCTTGCTCTATTGCAGGTTTATCAACTAAAGAAATAGCTTGCAAACCAAGTTCACTATCGTTTATATCTATGTAATAATATTTCATAAATTTTAGGTTTAATTTTCAAATTGTATGTATTGCGTATCATCTTCAAATGATGTGCGCACTACCTTCTTAATACCTTTCTGTGCTAAAAACTTTCCCAAGCACTAAGATGAATCATCATATAAAACTATCGTGTATTCATTTTGGGACATTCCAGCCACATCTAAATTGAACTAGTAATATAATTCATTACTTGAAATATTTGATGCGTCTAGAGTGATTTTCTCATTAGTAACGTTATTCACTATTTCTATAGAATATAGTGATGAATCAATTCCTAATAAGTTAGGTATATATATGTTTTCGTCTAAATAAATCATAATTGTTCAAATGAAAAATATTTGTTTTTAATATATGTTTTCAGATTCTGCAACATCAACTCTATTTTGAGCATTAGTAATATCAGATTCAACTACATAAACTCTAGAATCTTTTATTGCACCTTCAATATTAGCACCTTGAACATCTTGTGTATATTGAACCGGAGCTTGAATTGCGGAAACAGCACTTGCATTTGGTGTAGCAGAAGTGCCAGAAGTAGAACCACCACCAAATTGTGTACTTTTAATCTTAGCAATTTGTGCAATACCAGTTCCCAACATCATTGCAGATAACAAAGAACCAATAATAACATTGGCAGGGAACATAAGTTGCATTGAAGATGCCCAAGCAGAAGCAATACCAGCAAGCATTGACATAGTAGCACCGGCAATTTGGTATTTCTTTGCTGATTCAAAACCTTCTTTATTTGAAGTATCTTGTTCTGCTGCAAGTCCATTCATCATTTGTGCAACAGCAGATAATGCAGTAGCTGCAATTTGAGTGTATGCTGTAAATGCTTTAGAACCGCCTTCTTTAATGTTTTTCTGTAATGTGTCCCAATTAGCAGCTAATGTAGCAACGTTCTTTAGTATGTTCCCCCAAGCTGGGTTGTCACTAAAATCATTAAGAGCTAAAGCAGATGCATTTATTGCTTCAGATATTTGTTTTGCTGTAAGAACATTAGGATCTGTATCTTTGTTTTCCTTTAATGATGCACGTGCTTCATTGATTTTGTTTGTTAAATCAAGTATTTGTTCATCGGTTAAGTTCTTTTCAGTATCAAGTATAAATTGAATATTATCAATATAGTCTTGAACGTAATTAGTTTGAAGCTCTTTCTTACGGTCATTAAACTGCTTTTCAGAAATAAGTTTCTCGTCATATTGCTTTTGTAGTTTAGCCTATTCAAGTTGATATGAAGTATCTATCATCTCAATACTGATTTTGCTTTGACGGTCAGCTTCTTCTTTAGTCGCTTTATCACGTTGAGTAATATAGTATTTTTGAATAGCGGTTTTATCCTTTTCAGCTTGTTCTTTAGTGACTACACCTTTTTTCTCGGCATCTTCTACTGTTTTAATCGCAGATTGTTCTGCTTTATCAAGTGCAGCTAAATCTTTTTGATATTCAGAAGCACCAAATAAGTTTATATCTATAGAAAGTTCTGAATATTTCTTTTTTATTTCTTCTATTTCTTTCTTTTCTTGTTCAGCTGCTTTTTTACGTTCTTCTGCTGCTTTTTTGGCAGCTTCTGTTGCTTTTTTTGCTTCTTCCGCAGCCTATTTAGTGTTGTCTGTATTCTTTAATATTTCAGATTGTGCAGCTTTAGCATTATCTCTAATAGCTTCATATTCTCTAGCTTGATCCCTAAGTGATTCCCAGGCACTCTTATCATCACCAACTTGATCCATTTTAGCTTGAAATTCTGATATTTTCAAGTTTGCACCCTCAATAGTATTTTCAAGTTCTTGGTATTTTTCTTTAGCTTCAGAAGATAAATTATTAACAGCAGTTTGTTTTTCCCAATCTTTATAGGCTTTTTGAGCATCTTCTAATTTTTGTTTAAGGTCTTCAGCTTTTTTCTTCTCTTCTTCAAGTTTCTCAGCAGTAGTTTGGTGAATAATACCCCAGCGTTTCATTGCGTCAGTAACTTTATCCCAATTTGCAACTAATAAACCTAAAGCAACAACTGCTGCACCAATACCAGTTGACATTAAAGCCACTTTAAAACTATTCATTCCAGCGGTTGCAGCTTTAATAACTAAACCAAGACGTTTAAATGCCTTCACACCGTTGTCAAGTGCAGGTAATGCTTGCGTAATAGCCATTAAATTTTGCATTTGTTGCAATGATTTAATAACAGTTTCATTCTCTACACCAAACAAATTCATAGTTGCTTTTGCAGCCTATAAACCAGCAACCAAACCACCAGTTGCCTTAACGACATTACCAGTGATTTGACCAAAGTCCATTGCAGATGCATTAACTTCTTCCATCTGCTCTTTTAATGTATGTTGGATCTCAGCCGCTCTTTTTAACGCAGCATTATATTCATCAGTGCCTTGTTCAGTAGAAAGCAATATATCTTTCTAAGCTTTCAATTCTTGACGTAACTCTTTAACAGAAGTAGTAGCAGCTTTGTTTTCTTGATTCAAACCTGCCATACTTTCTTTAAGTTGGTCAACCTATTGTTGAGCGTCCTTAGTATCTATTTCAACGACTTTTTTCTTTACTGCCATAATTCTATATTATAGTTTTTGTTCAAATGAAAAATAAATTTTTATTCTGTGTAGCCTGTTATATCAGTAATAGTAATTAAATCAACCTTAGTTGGTTCTGGCGTCTCAATATTGTAATCATAAATCTTATTTACCATATACAAAATTCCGTCTATCTTAATAAATTTATTAAATCTGAAATCTGTCCAATCTTTTGGTGTCAATGTTAAATAACAGGTCACCACTTTGTTCTGTATATTGTATCTTTCATTGAGATAATTCTCCCAGTATCTTGTATATATAGTCGATTTACCCGCATAATTGTTCAGATATGTATAGTTTTCTTTAGGTGTGTTGAATAAACATAAATTATTGTCATATACAACATCTAATTTTGGGTATGTATTTAACACTGAATAATCAGACTATATTGCTGTATATGCATAAGTGTTATTAGTTTGTTGAAAATTTGAATCATCTGAAATTCTAGGATAAATTAATCCTAATGAGCTTTCCGTGTTAAACTCACCGAGGCCATTATGATAATAAAATGTTCCAAATGTATCAACCTGTTTATTATCTTTATCTCTGTTATATATAAATATTTCATTAGAAAACGAATACACTATTTTATGTCTACTCAAATTAATAAAAGATAAAACGTTATCAGTATTAGTGATAGAGGTTTTAGATTTTGTACCTTTGAATAACTCTGTAGTGTCAGTATTGAAATTATAGTCAGTAGTTAATCTGTATTCTCCGAAATCAAATCCATATTTATCCTTATATTCATTACCTAATTTTGTCTTGTTGTCTTCATAATTAAACAACACATATTTGTTATCGAATGTAATAGGTTTGACTATCATTTCTTTACTTCTGTCTACTTTACTTGTCCAGTCTTCAATAGAATAATTTTCAAAATACTTTTTTTGCTGCTTAAAATAAATCTTCCTTTCAAAATCGTTTGTATAAATCAATATTCTGTGCATTTTACAGTATCTTATTATCTCATCAAATAAATTAAAGTCTTTGTTCCATAAAGAATTTAATGTAAAATGTGTATCGGTTCTAAGTATATCTTTTTCCACTTTAACATCTATATCTATATTAGTGTTCAGCGATAAAGTAATTGGACTTGGGCGTTCACTAATCCAGTCTTGTGGTGGTTCTTCATCTGTATGAAATTCAAGTGCTAATGACTGACCACTACCAGGTGTAAAAAATCTATATCTTACCCTTAATTTAATAGAATCTGTCTCTTTATTTGTAAATATTTTGTTATATGGAAGCTATAATGTCCAAGTATATTGTTGTCCTTCTGGTACATTACATTCACCTACAGAAACGTATTCATCAACATGTGTTTGTGTAGTTGGTCCTGCAATTGAACTTTTTATTGCTATGATTTTTTGAGAATTTTCAATATAATTATCATTTATGTCATATGCTCCAATTTCTACTAATATATAAATACCGGACATCATCCTCCATTCAGTTTGATGATTAGTAAATGTATAAGGATTATTAACGAAAGAAAAATTAAATGGTATAGTTTTAATAGTTACACGCGAATCTTCTGGCAAAATAATAGCACCATTTCTAACAACTGGATATTGTTCTTCTGTAGCCTATAAATTAATAAATCCACCGTGATATGTATCATAATTTAATTGTGGTGTATAGTACCACTATTTTTGCTCTACTGTACCAGAACCTACATAATTTGTAGTAAATAGACTTCCTGGGTCAATCTAATAGTCATTATCATAAGTATTTCCATTTTTTAAGCTAAAACTCTTTAACATATAAACTAAATTATACCAATCTGGATTAGATGGCGTAAAAAATGTTCCGTCTAAATCAAATTTATAACCTGTAAGTTCTTCTGCTTTAACCTGAAATATCTGGAATAATTTATTAAAGTATATATACGGAAGTTGCATATAACTTCTATATTCACCTATTTCTCTTGGTAATAATCCGTTTGGAATAACACTGTTGGCATCAATACCTGTATCTGCTTTAAATGAATCTCCTAATATTGATGCAAATTGATAAATTGTATCAGAAGATACCTAGTAAGACTTATAATCAAATCCTTCACTAAATGAATTATTTGGTGCCCAACCTAATATATCATTTATATTGTAATAAATATTATCTTTTTTCATCAAGTTTATATGGGTCTGTCCTGGGCTTGTCCAATTATTATAAACTAAATTTCTATCAATATATTCTTCAACATAGTCTTCGCCATGTATTAAATAATCAGTATCTTCAGTGGTAGTATCAAATGTAATCTTCTTTAGTTCTTGGAATATCTTTCCTAATTGTCCGTTTAAGGTAATATTATAAGTGCCAGTATAATCTGTCATCTTAATATCTATCATCTTTGCATAACCTTCCATCAAAACAAAACTATCATAAACCAATCTAAAATCAAGCTTCTTAGTTGGGTCAAAATAAATTCCCATTTTAGTATAGCCAGTATTGGTTCCATCTGAAACTATCACTCTATTCGGGTTGTAAATATATCCAAATATTTTGTTGTTCTTTTCAGTAAATGGAATAGAAACCGTTTTTGACCAATCATTAATAATGTCTGTTGGGTTGCTTAAATGCTCAAATTCTTTATTAAGTAAGAATTGCACATTATCATTTAATTCCATTTCAAAATTCTCTATAAAAAGTTGTGTTTTCATCTATTAGAAAATGTAATTTTGTTTTGTGTTTGCTTCTACATTTATTTCTAAATTAAATAATGTTTTCTCTGTCTTAAATGTCTTTTCTTTATATCCTGAATCAGTTAAAATAACATTCCAACTTCTATCGGTCTCAGTATCATATAGTAATAAATATGGACTAGTAAAAATGCTTTCATACATCGGGTAAATATCTTCATTCAACCATTTTGTATTAAGCTTCCATTTAGGCTATAATTCATTATGAATAACTCTTCGTCTTAGTTTATAATCTTTTACTTCATTACGTTCAAAATCTTCTGTATATTCAATCTTTCCATCAAATTGTTGACTCATTACATCACCAAATCTATCCATCCAAGCCAAATAATATCTAGAATAACAAGAATCTAAAACAGCTATAGTGCATTTGCCAATATATTCATCAGGTTCTTGTTGTTCATCCATTACAATTGAAAAATGTGGTGTGCCTGTGATATAATCATACTGAAATTCTTGTTGTGCAGAACGTGGAAGTCTTTCTTCTTGGTATTGGGCTATATATTCATTAGTAAGGTTTCTAGCAATTTCAGATGTTGTCCAATCTGTGGTATATACATTTCTTTCACCTTCTCTTATTTTTTCCATATCCCAGCCAGGACTGGTAGCTAATATATATTTCCATACATAAGTATTAAATGTTGCACCTTCGTCGTGTGTTCCTAAATCTGTAACTACACCATCTTTATAACCC